CTTCCGAACCTTTACCTTTAGTATTTGCAGTAGCAATAATATTGAAACCATCTTTTGGTGTAATAACTTCACCAGTCTTTTTAATTAGAACCGGCTTTCCTTCAAGAACTCCCTGAAGACACATGATCTTATTTGTACCACGATCAATCTCGTCAATCATTAAGACCGCACCGGCTTCCATAGCTTTAATCACTGGACCTTTTTGAAACACAGTCTCACCTTTGATTAAACGAAAACCACCGATCAGATCATCTTCATCAGTCTCAGGAGAGATCTGAACACGAACATATTCACGATTAAGTTTAGCACATGCCTGTTCGATCTGAAACGTCTTACCGTTACCAGACAAACCAGAAACAAATGTAGGATAGAACATACCAGACTTAAGAACTTTTACGATCTCAGAAAAGTTTCCCCATGGAACAAAAGTGTCATCATAGTCAGGAACAAAGACTTCGTCATTTGAAACAGACTCAACACCTTTAACCATTGAAGGTGCAGCTTTTACTTTATGTGATTTTGGCATCATATTTTCCAAATTATATACACCGCGTCTAACCGTAGGTGCATTATGTGTGTATCTGATATTTACATATGCAGATCTTGGGTTCTCACCAATAGCAACAGCAGCATCTTTAATCATAGCCGCTGAGAATTCAGTCTTTCTTGGGTATTTCGTCATTAATTGTTCAATCACTTTATTCATAATATGTCCTTTTTTTATTTTATATGTACCATTATATCATAGTTTGACCCGCGTATGTGGAAAGTTATGGGTCCAGATGCGGCGACGATGTGTGCCAGAGAATGTATTGCTGGTGTTGACGTTGCGGGGTGCGGTACCCCGATAGAGCAGTTATGCAATCGCCGAGAAATTATTTACCTTAGTAAATTGAATTTTTGCTTGCAGTTTACTCTCAAGTATATCTGGTTTATGAGATATAATGAACGTATTCGTACCTTTATCTAACGAGAATAAGATCTTCATTAGATTGTCTACACCTTCCTCATCAAGAGATGAATCAAATGTCTCATCAAGGATCAGTAGGTTTGTATTCGTAGAGTTTTTCATCTTAGCTATTTGTCTCCAAGCAAACAATAGACTTAAATCAATACGCATCTTCTCACCTTCAGAGAAGTTAGCATATACAAAATCATCTCTATGTCTTGACTTGATTGTCTCTTGGAAGTTCTCATCTAGGTTGAATGCAACAAAGAACTCTAGAACTTGTAAGTATTTATTGATCAGAGTGTTCATGGCAGGTAAGTACTCTCTAATTATCTTAGTCCGAATACCTGTATCCTTGAGCATCTCACCAGCTATATCGTTGTATAATAACTCATCACTAGCTTTATCTAAGTCTTCACGTATATCATCAGCCATATTAGCCATATCTAATAACTCTTTAGCAGGCACACTAACATCAACTTCTTTCACTTGTTTGTTTACTAATGCTGCCATGTTACTTGTATGTGTACCAATCTCAGAGTTAATAGAAGCCATATCGGCTAATTGATCTTGAGCATCTTCTAATGTTTTAATAGTATCATCATACTTTCTTTTATTAATACCGATATCAATTTCAGTTTCTTTAGCTGCTGTTCTTACATCAGTCAACATAGAAGTCTTTACATCGTCACTGATCTCTTGAGTACAAGTAGGGCAAGCAGTATTCACTTCAAAGAACTTTGCTTTGGCTACTAACTCTTTCATAGAATGATTGTGTCTACCTTTCTCAGTAGTTAAACCTTCTCTGACTTTCCTTAAGGAGTTGAGACTGCCGCGTAAGCCAGCCGGATATTTATCTAATTTTTCTTTTAGAGATTGTATATTATCCTGAGCTGATTTAATATCCTCGTCAAACGATTGCTTTGCATCTTTATTAATAGATTCTAATTGTGTTATGTGTTTCTTTTGATATGCTATCTTATCCTTCTGAGCATCTAAAGATATCTTTGCAGTCTTCGCTGCATCTCTTGATACACTATTCCTTTGCTTCAATACAGTTTTCATCTTACTAAACACACCGATGTCTAATAGATCTTCAATGACATCACGTCTATCCCATGCTTTCAATTGCATGAACGGTATAAATGAAGATGATCCTAATACGACAATCTGATGGAATGATTTATGATTAAGCTTTAATATGTTTTGTTCTAAGAACTTTTGATAGTCTCTTACATTTGTTTGTTGATCTATCATATTGCCATCTTGATATACTTCAAACGTATTTGGTTTAATACCTCTATGTACTTTCCATGCATGGCCAGATGCTTCGAATTCTATTTCAACCTCACAGTTCTTGCCATTCACTGAGTTAACTAAGCCACCTCTCTTTACATTACGATGAGGTTTATTAAATAAAGCAAATGATATTGCATCTAGTATAGTAGACTTACCTGCACCGTTAGTACCTATCACAAGAGTTGATCTTGATTCGTTAAGGTTTATGGTTATTGGGTTGTTGCCGGTGGAGAGAAAGTTTTTGTACGTGAGCTTTTTAAATAATATCATAGGTATATTATATCACAATTAACTAGATTGTACATACTTATACTTCTGAATTTTGTATGTTATTTAGTGTTTTTGGATCCATTGGAGTTGGTTCAGTTTTTATAAACAACATGTCTAATCCAATAGTTTTTACTTGATTAAGAAAATGATCACAACTGTTATATAACGTAGCTGCAAATAGACCTGTTTGGAAACTCATATCCATATGCATTTCATCTTCATCTATGCCATGTTTTTTAATAGCTAATGTCACAAAGTATTCTCCCGTTGCAGTTAATGAACCACAATTCATTTTCCAATATTCTACTCCACCTAATACCATAAGCACTAATGATTCATCTTCAAAGTAAACTCTATACCTTTCTTTGTCAATTTCATTTTCTGTTTTAACAGTAGCTTCAGTTTTCATTGGAACTGTTTCGGCAGGAGTAGCATCTGTTACAACTATAACCTTTTCAACTACCTCAGGCTTTGGACTAAAGTCAGTCCATATCTGTTCTGCAGCTACGTTAAACGTAAGTGTTAATAATACTATTAGTAATGTTCTCATTGGATCTCCATGTCTATGGCATCATTGTAAAGACTATTCATAAGAGTTTTAAGCTTATCTTTATCTAGATCTGTATTCACACCATCTATATAACTTGCCATTAAGTCTGTTGTATTTTCTACATCTTCTATGTTGGTAAGAACATTCTCACCTAAGAATTCAGAGAAGTTCTCAGCTATTTTTAGATCATGTGTATTTAGCTCTGATATTCGTTCAATAAACTTGTCAAACATGAAAGGGTTAGACTTATTCCCTACAATTACTTTGACAAATTTCCCTGTAAGAGTATTTATATCATAATTTGTGTAATCTGTATCAGTATCATCATAATATATTTTCTCAAATAATGTTAGAGGATTAGGTATAGCTTCAATTGTTTTTGTTTCTGTATCGAATACATGAAAATATTTCTGATCATTTGCATCAGCCCATGTGAATTCCATTTGACAACCAAGGTATCTTATGTTACCTTGCTGAGATGAGGCATGATAATGACCAGACAAACACATATCGAAATGTTTAAATGGTTCTACACCCATACCACTTCCCTTTGGTTGTTTAATACCTCTCATCATTTCAAAGTCAGCTAACTCTAAATGACCCATCATAATGCCTTTATTACTTGCTAAGAAGTTCATAGACTCTTCATGATTTTCTGGATTAATCCATGGTACTAAATGAACTTCACATCCATCATAGTTCATGGTCTTAGGTTTCATTATAATATTAATGTTGCTTGTGTAATAACCTAATAGTTCTTTAAGAGAACATAGATCATTTGTGTTCTTATGAAATACATCATGGTTTCCAGGAATAATATCCATAGTCATACCATATTGTTTCATAGGTTCAAGGAAATGTCTACGATTTGCATGTAACGCTTTGAAGTTTACAAACTTACGATGATCATAATAATCACCAAGATGTATTATATTCTTTATATCATTATCTTTACAAAACGGAAAGAATACTTTCTCGTAGAATGCTTCTTGAAAGTCTATGAATATCTGTGAACTATTTCTGACACCGCAATGTGTATCATTTAGTAATGCTATCTTCAAATCCAGGGGTCTCCTAATAACCAAACAACTAAACTGTATCTTGTACCTTTAGTAACTTTATCTACCTTATGCCATCTATCAGATGGAAATACAACAATAGAACCAGCTGGCTTAATCATTTTTAATTCAGTAGGATTTTGTTTCCAATAATCTTTTTCAATATCAATCCACATTGAACCGCCTTCATAATCATCATTTAGATTAACACTAATACTTAGTTTACGTATCTTACCCTGAGAATTTTTTAGTGGTGTTATTGCAGTATCACGATGCCAACCATAATGATCACCTTCTTCATATTGTGCAAATTGAATTGCTTGAACTGGTTCCCACTGGAAATTCCAATCAGCACGTCTATTTGCTACATCAACATATGGTTCTAGTAATTCCATTATCCATGGATCCATTAACCATGCAACTTTAGATTTTCTTAGTGATGTGACTTCGCCTTTACCAGTTTTTGCGTCTACAGCTATCATGTCTTTACCATAACGTATTATATTATCACATTCTTCTTTTGACAGAGCACCTTTAAATGCCCATGAATTATTTTTTAATCTCATCTCTTATCTCCGTGTTTATATTTATAACCTTCTCCAATAAGGTTAACTTACCTTTGCCTGAAATGGCAAAAGCACTTGTATCTTTTGGAAAGCACATGCCTCCAAATCCGTATTGTTGGTCTGGTCCAGGAACCATCATATGACTTGTACCAATTCGTTCGTCCATACCTATTAAATGTGTTAATTCATCATATCCGTATTCACCAAACATTGATTTTAATTCATTAAAGAATATAACTTTTGTGGCAAGGAATGTGTTGATAGCATATTTTGCGTATGCTGCTGTTCTTATATCAGTAAATTTAATATGATTCATTTTAATTCCAGCATGCTGAAACATTGTACACCAATATAAACATTGACGTCCACCAAATATAGAAAACTTTTGGTACATAAATTCTTCTTTTGAATCAGCCTCTGTTAAAAACTCTGGATTTGTTGTAAGATAACGATCATCTTCTAATAAATCTATAAGCTCTATAGATACGGTTGATTTAATTAGGATAGGTACAGTAGATGCATTCTTACGAATGTCATAATGATATTGTTCTACTAGCATATCATCGCATTCACCAGTTGGTCCTTGTGGAGTAGGTAAACACATGATAATGCCATCATAATCATTATAGTCTGGATATAATTCATGCCCAGCAGGAGGATCTAATATTTCTACATTATATTTTTTATATAAGCCAGAGTAGACAGCTTTGCCTACCACACCATATCCAATTATTAAAAATCTTTTCATACGTCTATTATATCATATTTTTACTTAATGTACATGCGTATATACCAATCTGCGAAGTGTTTAATTCCTTCTTGAATTGATGTCTGTGGATGATATCCTAATGATTGAGCCTTACCTATATTTGCTTGTGTAGACTTGACATCTGCAGGATGCATAGGCATAAAGTTCTTTAAAGATACTCTACCTAATTCATGTTCTAAACATTCTATATAATGCATTAATTCATTAGATTCACCTGTACCAAGATCATAAATTTCATGTTGATTTTCTTGAGGTTGGTTAAGCATATACTCTAAGATAATACTAATGCCTTCTACTAAATCACCAACATAAGTAAAATCTCTTTGCATGTCACCCATATTATAGATGTCTATTGCTTTACCTTGAGACATAAGATCTGCAAAGGTATGTAAAGCCATATCCGGCCGGCCATATTCGCCATAGACCGTATAGAACCGTAAACCAGCGGCTAAGAGCGCGGAAGTTTCAAACTGTTTTTCATTAACAAATTTAGACCAAGCATATGGATTAAGTAAATCAGTATTTGCTGTAGATGATGAAGCATATATAACAGGCAATTCATATTCTTCACAAGCTTGAATAAGTCTTTGCGTTGCAGATATGTTTGTATCAATATACATTTGAGGATGTTCTAAAGAATGACGAACACCTGCGTGTGCTGCTAAATGAATAACTAAATCGTAATCTTTTAAACTTTCCCAATCAACTGTTTCAATATCGTTCTCACAGATATGCATATCGAATTTAGCTTCAAGTAGTAAAGCGCGATCACGTTTTAATTGAGGATCATAGTAATCATTAAAGTTGTCTATACCAGAAACTTCATAACCTTTCATAGCTAAGTTCTCAGCTGTGTGAAAGCCTATAAACCCCGCAATACCAGTAATATATATTTTATGCATATTCCATAACCAGTTCTAAACCTTTTTTAACTTTAACCTTCTCTTCCTTCTCAAACTCTTTAATTTGAGTATCGACTTCTTTGATCTTAGAAATCTTCTCACGAAGTGTATCAAGGAATGACTGATCAATTGGACTATTAATATCAATAGAAGATACAAACTCTTCAATGTTTGCTTGCTCCATGAATTTAAATTTGATATCAGCCTGCTTCTTTTCTTTTACAATACGTCTTATAAAAGCGAAGTAAGCGATCTGTGTAAAATAAGAGAATGCGTTAGGTTTACCTGTACGGGTAGATGCATCAATACGATAATTGTATATTGCTTTCAAGCAATTCTCTACACCATCCATTACCATTTCATCTCGGTATGTGTATCTTACAAAGTTTGGTTTATGAGATAGACCTTCACAGATCTTCATAAAGCATATAGCAATATAATCAGGTACAACTGGATTCTTTAT